TTTCTTTGGTAGGGCGGAGGTGCCCCTCCGCCCCAATTTCACCCCATGCGCGCCAGCGCACCCCAAACCCTTTTCCCATTCCCCACCTCGCGCCCCGAGCCTCGCGCCCCGAGCCTTGGGTTTTACCCCTGATAATTCCTCGCCACCAATTCAAACCGATAAATCTCCCCGCCCGGTTCCAATCCCCCGCGCCACAATTGCAATTCAAACCGCGCCCCGTTCGGCGCGACCTGCAACACACAAAATTGACCCTTCCGCGGCCGGACCCCTTGCGGCATGAGCGCCGCGCGAAACTCACACTTCTCAATCATCGTCGTCATCGATAAGCCACCGCCGCCCAGCTTGTAATCCTCCGCAATTTCCGTATGCGAACACGGCACCACCACCCCGAACAATTCAAGCGTGGCGCCCCCGAGCGAATCCCCACCGCCAAGAAACTTCTCGTATTGCGCCGTCAAGCTCGTATGTACACAGAACGGTTTTTGCATATTGAATTCGGCCTTTACGTTTCGCCTCCCCCTTTGTTTCACGAACTCGGCGATACCGTCCAGAAACCATTGCGCCTTTTTCCTTAAACTTTAGCCTTCAACCCTTCGCATCATCGCGCCCCTCACCCTGAGATTGAATCATCGCCATGGTTTCCGCCCGCCGCCGCTCGCGCCGCGCCCGGACCGGATTGCCCACCTTCGTCTTGGCTGGCGCGGCCGCCCCATCCTCGCCCGCTTCCGGCGTCGGCGCCGTCTGGCCCGGCTCACCCTTGTTGATCGTCGGCCGCGTCACATCCACATCACTGAAATCCAGCCCATGCTTTTGCTGCTCACTCTTCGCCTCCGCCATCAGCGTGTACAACGTCTCAATGCTCACCCCGTCCGGCAACTGATCCTGCACCTGCTGCGGAGCCAAGATGCCCGCCTCCATCATGATGATCAGCGTTTGCGCCTGCACCAAAGGATTCACAAACGGCCAGCGTTTGCCCTTGAACTTCGCCGCATTCACAAACTCCTCCAACCGGCGGATGTCCAAATCCAGATAGCCGGACAAAATTGCCGCCCGCAAACCCCGGCGAAAAATCGGCCGCACCACGTTATCAATAAAATTGCGCTGCCGGATTTTGCAATACGCCTGCTTCGGCGTCTGACACATGAGCGCCGCCGCAAAACCCAGATTTTGGAAATCCCCGCTCACATCCTGGTAGCTCACCCCCGTGGCCACCGCGATGTCCCGGGCATTGTCCAACCGGAACTCATGCGCCGCCTCCACGGGAAACTTCGGGTCCGTCTGCTCCAGCGATTGGCCCCATTCGAGCTCCAGCGTGCTGCCCGGCATATCCGCGCTCACCCGCTGCGCAATCCCCTGCTGCCGCGCCACCGGATTGTTGCCATTGCCCACCCCGTCATCCGCCACCGCCCCCGGGCCGCCGTCCGTGCCCGTGTTCAAGCGGTTCAAGAAACCCGTGATCTCATCCGCGCCAAACTGCATCCCCGTCGGGAAATCCTTCTTGATCCAGAACGGCTTCATGCAACTGGAAATCGCCGCATACGTCAGCGCCTTTTCATACTGGAACAACCGCCAGAGGCTTTGCACACTCGCATCCAATTCGGTAAACCCCACATCCTGCTCCGCGCGATCCCGCAGGTTGTTGAACAAAATCACATCCTCCGCCGGTACCCGCTCGCGGAACAACTGATTTTGCCCGTTATTGTAGGGCCCGGACGGAAATGTTCCCGCCATCGTGGATTGCCCAAAGATGTCGCCCGGATGCCGCGTGAGAATCCAATACGCCTCCGGATAATTCCACCGCTTGTCGTACTCCACGCTGAACCGGATCGGATTCCCCGTCTCCTCCGCAATCCCCATGAACTGGCTTTGCAAGCGATCGCGCTCCAGCAATTCAATCGCATAACCGAAATCGTTTTTCGGAAACCCATCCTGGTGCCGGACCATGATAAACCCATCCCGCACCGCCGAGCCCTCCAGAATGCGGAACGCCTCCATCCGGCTCATGTTCATCTTCACCGTGAAATTCTCCGGCCGGCCGAACACCTCCCACCATTCCTCAATCACCCGGTTCGTCTCCTCATCCTCCACGAATACCGGCTGCATTTCCCCCGTGAGCGCATTCTTCTGCTGCTCAAATTCCCCCACCCGCATATCCAGCTTGAAAGGGTCATCCCCCACCACATCATTCTGGAACGTCCGGACAATCGCCTTGCCCTGCGGCGTATCCTTGGCCACCGTGCGCGCCCGGGCCACCACGGTGTAATCACTCGACATGATTTCCGCATTCGCACTCCCATACGTCCCGCGCAAATCCGCGTTATACTTCGTCGTCACCGCCGCATCAAACGACCGGTCCGCCCGGCCGTTCAAATCCTCCAGCATGTGCATGCGCTTGATCCGACCCTGCAACTCCCGCACCTGGCCCGCCGAGATCCGCGTATCGTAAGGTTGCGGAATCTCCCGGCCCGTCCGGGCCCCGGCCGACGCCGCGCGCTGCGCCACCTCATCCAGCGAAACCCCCTTGCCGCCCCGCAAAGAACGGTTGATTGAAAATGAAAATTCCATCGTGAAATTGTGTTGTGAATCGTTGCGCTCTCTATGTTCTTATGGTGTTCCCCATGGTGGCCGTCACGCAGTGACTACCACCCCCCCAGGTAGCATGGTGCAATCCGGTTCGGGTCCATCCCCGTATTCTTGCGCTTTTCCTGTTTGACTTCGTAATTCCTTTTTTCCTGCCAGGTAAACAAGCGCGACTGCACCTCATTCCGCTTCTCAATGAGAAACCGCGACCGCTGGACATCCGTCTCCTGAAGCGATTGCGTTTCCAACTCCTCCAACTTCTTCGAGAGCAAGATCACCATCCGCTGCGCCTGCGTCTGCACCGTCCCACCGGCCGCGCCATCCGCCAGATCCGGCAACAACGTCAGGCTGCCCAGATAAAACTGCTCCCGCTGCGCCACACAATTCGCCGTGGCCGCCTTCACCAAAGACCCCGCCAACACATAATCCCCCATCGGCAACGCCTGGCCGAAGCCCACCACGGAAATGCAATGCGTCGAACCATCCGGGCTCGCCGTGCTGTAAATATCCGCCACCTTTTGCGGATTCTGCGTCGTCGCCGTCAGCGTGTAATGCAAAGACCACCCCTGCGACGGCAAAAAAGCGGGCAGATACCGTTGGAACTCCAACGTATCCCCCGCCGCGAACACCTCCGGCTCCCGTTTCAGTATTTCACCCATCGCCAACCGCCCCAAGTCACCCCGCCGACCCGTCGTTCGCTGGTAGGGCGGCGGTGCCCCGCCGCCCCAATCAACACCCCTGCGCGCCAGCGCACCCAACCCCCCATTTCCCCCTTGTAGGCCGGGTGCCCCCACCCGGCGTTCCCCCCTCGCGCCTAGAGCCTAGAGCCCCGCGCCTGCGCCCGCGCTCATCCTCTTCACCGCCTCAATATGCTTGCACACCTCACCACGAAACAAAAACTGTTCACACCCGCAGGCCCACCCCGCCGGCTGGCCCGGCTCCTCCTGATACTCCGAATCCACGATAAACGCCAAGGCCGGCCGCGACTCCGACCACACCCGCCACCGGGTCCGCTCCCCCGTTATCCGCCGGATCTTCATGCAAAATTCTAGTCACCCTCATTCCGCGGAATTTCCAGCGCATCAAAAAGGTTTCCAAGATAAAACGACCGGTCACAAAACCCGCGCCGGCGACGCACCCGCCGTTTCCGGTTCAACGGCTTATCGAACCACGCACTCCAATCCCGGAGCAACTTTTTCACCGCCCGCCGCCGCATGCCGGGAAACCCATACGCCTGCACCAACAACTCCGCACCACCCGGCTGATTTGTAACAATCCACGTCAGCATATCTCTGCAATCTTTTCGCCCCCGGTGGTTAAAACCCGGTGTTTTCCCGTCTCAAATAAATAGTCCGGAGCAGCCAGCAACTTCGAGGTTATATTTAAAGCATCGGAAACTGCATCTTCCGGAATGTTCAATTGCCGCGCAATATCTTCATGAAATTCTTGCAGAAAGAAAAAACGATGCCAAATCACCCGGCAGGTCAACGGATGCACCTTCCCCGCCCGCGTGCGCCCCAATTCGTGTTTCCCCGTGTTCATTTGATTGATGTGACAGACATTCCCCGGTCTGTCAGCGGGTTCGCAGTTTTCGGGACAGGGCGCGTTAAGATGTTGATTGCTTTTAAGCAGGACTCCCGCAAACGATGAGATAATGGCGACCAATCCGGCTGGCTCATATCCCACCACGGCGTCATGCGTTCCACCCAATCCCGCTGCTGCCGCGGAAGCACTGGCCAAACGGCGGCAGGGAAACTGAAAATAATTCCCTGTTTTTTGCATTCAACCACAATCTGACCGTTTACCATTTTTGCTTTCGTGGTGTTTTCTCGTACAGATTTGTCGGACACTATCATCGGTAAAATCTCTGTGTTCTCTGCGGTTAATATTCGTGTCAATTGGTGTCCATTCGTGGTTAAAAATCTCTGCGCCCCGCAGCCTCCCCCGAAATCGCCCACCGTGTCCAGAAACCATTTACCCCATGGTGGCCGTCACGCAGTGACCTCGGAATCTTTGAACACCGCCGCCTGGCCCAGCAAACCATCCATGCCCACCCGCACCAGCAACGCCTGTTCACACCACGAATAATGGTCATCCGGCCGCAATTCGACGTACTTGTGCGTCAACGGATCATAATACTGCGCATCCATCTGCTTCTCATAAGTCCGGTTGCCCGTCTCCATTTCCTGCGTCAACTTGTCCGCCAAACCCTCCGGCGTCCGCAACTGATCCCGGTTCAGATACTCGAACCGCGCCATCCCCGGCGCGCCCGACCGCAACGCATCCAACTGCAACTGAATCGGCACCTTGTTGAACCGCACCCGGCGCAACGGAATATTGCGGATCTTCCCCGTCTTTTCCTCCAGCAACTTGCCGAGCTCCGGTTGGATCGGACTCCAGGCCCGATACTGCTTCTCGCGCGGATGCAAAAACGGCTTCTGCATATTCTCTGCCTGGAACAAATACCACGTCACCAACTTTTCCGACCCGCCGAAGAACATGGTCGGCCGGTCCATCTTCACCACCTCATGATGCCGCACCGCTTCCATCTTGATTTGCGCCCCCCAATCCCGCACGTCAATCACCACGCGATCATTCGGCACGCCCCAGCGTTTTTGCACCGCAATCCACGCCGCGAACGATTTGCAGAAACCCCGCGCCAACTGCCGGCTATTGCCCTGCTTGTCGAACACCCGGACCACGTACCAAAACCACCCCGTCACCGACTGCCCCGTTTGCCGCTTGTGATCCGCATCCTCCTGGCAATCCACCGCCATATTGCGCGAATGCTCATCCGGCATCACCTGTTCCGGGTCATAGCTGCCCACGCTCACCGTCTGCTGTGCCGGCCGCATCATCTCCGGGTCCCACGTCCGCGCCGCCGTCTTCTGCCACCATTGCTTGATTGGCTCCCAATTCCCCGTCGATTCCGCCGTCTTCGTCCGCTTCAACTTCTCCAGCATGATCTTGCCCCACGGCGACCGCCGGTTGA